CGCGCCATCGCTATCCTCAAGGTTGAGCATAATAGTCTGACGTATGATTGGATGACGTTTGTGCCACCTGACGCTGATCTAGCTACTTACATTGCTGCATCAGAAGGCCGTGTTAAGGCTGAGATTGATGCTAAAGAAGCTGCTTGGGCTGCTCTAACGCCTAAAACACGCGAGATTGAAGGCATTAACGGCACTGAGACTGTCGCTATTGATAAGTCTGAGGTAGTACGTGCTGATAATCCTGATTACTACGCTAGTCGTCGCGCTGAGTATCCTGCACTGGCGGATCAGTTGGATGCAATGTGGAAGGGTTCTGACGCAATAACGACTATGGCGGCTAAGATTGCGGCGGTTAAGGCAAAGTATCCTAAACCATGAGTTACACGCTGTGCAAAACGGATGCAAATAAAATCGTTAGGATAGATCAGGGAGGGGTAGTTACCCTTCCCAGTAATGTTTTTTCAAAGGGTGATGCTTTAATCATCTTTAACAATACGGATGAATTTATCTCTATTCATTCGCTGGTAGAAAACTCTTATCGTTCTTCTCGCGCAAAGAAAAGGGCATTTATAGAGTTTCCTCCTAGATCATTAGCAAATGCTGTTTTTATTGACGACAATATTGTAGTTATATCAGTGGGGTTCTAAATGAGCGGCATACTTTTGGCTTTTGTTGGTGCATCTTTTGGTGGCGGCGGCGCGTTAGTTGTTGACGGCACTTTCTCTGGTGCCCCAATGGCGGTAGTTTCCTTTGGTGGCTAAGCATGGAACCTCAGTTCTTAATTAATGTTGGCTTTGCCGCTGCCGGTTTCTTTGGGGGTTGGCTCATCAACAGCATGACCCGCTCTATTACGCGTCTTGAAGACAAGATGTCTGACCTTCCTTTGCTTTATGTTAACAAGGATGATTACAAGTCAGATATTACTGACATGAAAAATATGCTGAGTAAGATCTTTGACAAACTTGATGGGAAGGCCGACAAGTGAAATATGGATCCGATTACGATTGGGGCGGCCTTCGCGGTCGCCAAGGCGGCAGTTGCTGGCGTAAAAGAGGCAATCGCCCTCGGTAAAGAGGTACAGGAGTGCTACCACGACATTAGCGCATTCTTTACGGCGCAGGGGGAGATCCAGGCTGCGGTAATACAGCAGGAGCATGACCAGAAGCTTGGTAAGCAGAAGGACGCTACCGCTGAGGCGCTTGATGCGATGTTTGCGTCGCGCCAGATGTTCAAGATGGAAGTGGAACTCCGTGAGGCTTTGATTTACGGCTCCGGTAACGAGTCTGGTCTGTACGAAGAGATGTGCCAACGGCGGGACGCTATTATCCAAGAGCGTAAGAATGCCCTTGAGGAAGAAGCCCGGCAGATTCGGCTAAAAGCATACGCCATCAAACGCAAGAAAGAGCAGCGGATTCAGAACATTCAAGAGTGGCTGGCAGTCGTTGTGGGCGTGTCGATTAGCAGTTTTATTATGTATGCAGTGTGGTGGATGTTTAGGCACGGGGGTGACGAATAATGTTGACATTACTTTCTACGCTGATAAGTTTCCTGATGGGCGGTTTGCCTAAAGTTTTGGATTTCTTCCAGGACCGTGCCGATAAAGGGCATGAGCTCAAACTAGCCGCCATGCAGACTGAGCGTGAGCTACAACTGGCTGCCGCTGGTTACGCTGCCCAGGCAAAGATTGAGGACATCAAGCTAGACGAGATCAGGGTCCAATCCTCCGCGGATACTCAGCAAGCCTTAATGGGTGCCCAGCAGGCTGAAATGCAGGCTATCTATGCCCACGACACAAGCCTGAACGAGGGCACCAGCCAGTGGATGAAAAACCTCCGCGCCGGTGTGCGCCCGATTATCACCTTCGGCTTCTTTTTCCTGCTAGTGGCCATTGACATCGGCCTGTACATCCACGGCATTAACAATAATGTATCTTTTGACATCCTCGCAGATCAACTTTGGGATGACGAGACTCAGGCCTTGTTTGCCGCAATAATAAGCTTCCATTTTGGGGGCCGGGCGTTTGGCAAATGAAAGTCAGCCAACAATGCTTAGCAATGATTCGGCACCACGAAGGAATCAAGCTTCGTCCCTACCGTTGTCCGGCTCTTTTGTGGACATGCCTTGTTGGGCATGTATGCGACCCGAACCACGCAAGGATCCCGTTAGAGCAGAGGAAGTCTCTGCCGATACCGGAGGGGTGGAATCGACAGTTTACGATGGAGGAGGCTGATGCGGTGCTTTCTAAGGATCTTGAGAGGTTTATCCGAGGCGTATCCAAGTATTGCCCTAGTCCTATTACTCAAGGGCAGCTTGACGCATTGGTCAGCTTTAGTTTTAACCTAGGCCTTGGCACTTTACAAAGAAGCACCTTACGGCAGAAGCATAACCGGGGTGACTACGAGGGTGCCGCAAATGAATTCTTGAAGTTTACGAAGGCAGGTGGGAAAGTACTGAGGGGGCTTGTTACTAGACGAGGTGATGAGCGGTCCCTGTATTTGGCCAAATAACTACACGTTTTACATAGTTGCAACATGACCTTAAAATGGCCGTAAGTCTATGAAAGTTTAAGGAAAGTACCATGACCTCCGCAGTTGTGATGACCTATGACAGCCTAGTGGCTGACGTGATCTCCTACCTGGAGCGGACTGATACCGCCACGGTAGACAAGATTCCTACTTTTATTATGTTAGCTGAGCAGGTAATTGCCAGCCAGATCAAGTTTCTAGGCAACCTGACGGTCCAGGAAAGCCAGATGATTGCTACGCAGTCGGTGATTGATAAGCCTGCCCGGTGGCACAAGACGGTCTCCATGAACGTGACAGTGGCCAACAACCGGTATCCGGTCCTGTTGCGCAAGCCTGAGTACCTGCGGGAGTACTGGCCGAATCCTAGCGAGACGGAAGTCCCGAAGTTTTACTCTGACTATGACTACACCCATTGGCTAGTGGCGCCTACGCCTGACCTTGACTATAACTTCGAGGTTATCTATTACGAGCGGGTTCAGCCGTTGAGCTCAACTAACCAGGTTAATTGGTTCACAACCTATGCCCCGCAGGCCATGCTGTACGGGACGTTACTGCAGTCGATGCCGTTCTTGAAGAACGATGACCGGATGCCTATGTGGCAGGCTCAGTACGACCTTATTATCAACACTCTGAAGGCCGAGGATGCGATGCGCATAGCCGACCGTCAGGCCGTCGCATTGGACTCCTAACTATGTCATATAACAGCCCCTTTACAGGAAACGTAGTCCAGCCGACGGACGTTTCTTATCGTTACATAGAATTAACCGCGGATCTACAGCTAGAGTGGCCAATTAACGGCACCACGGCTGACGGTGCGGCTGCGAGGATTATGGACGTTCTGCCTAGCCAGGCTGGGTGGGACTTGATCATGCCGCCGGCGAATCAGACATCGGTAGGCACTGATGCGATGATTTACAACGTCGGCAATTTTAGTTTTACAGTAACCGACTTTGATGGCGGGACCATTGTTGCGATTGCCCCTGGGGAAGCCCAGTATATCTACGTAACAGACAATGCTGACGAGGCCGGCACTTGGAACGTTTTCCAATTCGGTGCTGGGACTTCATCGGCTGATGCGGCGGTACTAGCTGGGTACGGCTTAAAGGCCATCTCTACGACCTTAAACCAGTCGCACAGTACGGTAACGTTCTCATCTAACTATACGGCTGTAGCGGCCGACAGGGCCTCATGCTACATCTGGAACGGCGGCGCTGGTACGTTTACCATGCCTACGCCTGCCTCCCTGGGCAACGATTGGTTTGTATTGGTGCGCAACGGAGGCACCGGTTCATTGGCGGTTACCCCGGCTAGTGGAAATATTAACGACGTTGCATCGGTTAGCTTGCAGCCTGCTGATTCTTGCTTTGTGTGCTGCTCTGGGACGGCGTACTTTACGGTTGGCTTAGGTAAGGTGTCGCAGTTTAACTTTACGCAGCTAACGAAGTTGGTAACGAACGGCACCTATACCTTGACCTCTGCGGAGGCCGCTAACGTTGTCCAGAAGTATATTGGGACATTGACCGGCGCGGTGACGGTAGAGATCCCGCAGACGGTGCAGGTTTACTACATCTCTAACCAAACCACGGATCCTGGCCCTTACGATATTACCTTCACAACTGGCGTAGCTGGCTCTAATACGGCGGTTGTGCCTGCCGGTAACCAGGTTATTTTGTTGTGCGATTCGGTAAATATTTATAACGCGACAACAATTAGCGCCGGGGCAAGCATTTCGTCTTTGTCTGACGGGACGGTTGTTAACCCTTCGCTCAACTTTTCTTCTGAGACAAACACCGGCATGTACCGGCCAGGCTCTGGGGAGATTGGTTGGTCTGTTCTTGGGGTAAATGAGATGACCTTAGCGGCCTCAGGTTTAACTATTCCTAGCGGTATCGCTGGTGGTGTCTTCACATGACCCAAAAAGTCTTTGCACTTGATACTGTCGCTGGCATTCAGCGGGACGGGACGCTTTTTGACAAGGCCTACTATACCGACGGCAAGTGGGTCAGGTTCCAGCGTAAGCGCCCTCGTAAGATGGGCGGGTACCGGGTTATCTCGGCTCAGCTCACGGGCCCATCACGGGGTATCTGGGTTAATCCAAGGAACGGCCTTACCTATATTTTTAGCGGGTACAGTGACAACCTGCAGACGCTAACGATTGACAGTAACGGGGTTGGATCTGGTGTTTTAGACTTTACGTTAAATAACTTCACGCCATCGAACCTTAACCTTTGGCAGTTTGACGGTTTTTATGATGTGGCTGGGTCTGGTCTATCAACACTCGTGGCTCATCCAGGTCAAAACTTGGCTGTAATTGATAACACCACGAACACGCCTGTTTTGATTGGTGACGTAACAGGCACGACCTTGTCTCAGATTGGTGTTTTTACGGATAGTGTAACGACAACAAACGGCTTGGCTACAATTACCTTGGCGGCTACTAACATCTTAATTGCTGCTGGCCAGTCTATAACAGGTGCGGGGATACCTGGCGGAACAACGGTCGTGTCTGTTGTTAGCACGACGGTTACCTTGTCTGCTAACGCTACGGCAAGTGCGACGGTGACGGCTACCTTTAACAACAACGTCAGCGTCTCCGGCGGTGTTGTAGTGCTCCACCCTTACGTGTTTGTTTTTGGTAATGATGGCTTAATAAGAAATTGTTCTGCCGGCAATGCACAGGATTGGGTCTCCGCAGACGCTAACGAGAATAATGTAGCCTCTGGGAAGATTGTTAAGGGGTTACCAGTGCGCGGAGGCTCTAACAGCCCCTCAGGCCTGTTCTGGAGCTTAGATAGCCTTATACGCGTCTCCTATGCCCCTCAGTCGTTAGGCATTGCAGGAACGGCTAACTTTTCTACCCCGACCTTCTGGCGTTACGACATTATCTCAAGCCAGACCTCAATCTTGTCCTCGCAGTGCGTGATTGAGTACGACGGTATCTATTATTGGATCGGCGTTGATCGATTCCTTCTGTACAACGGTACGGTAAAGGAAATTGAAAACAACATGAACCAGAACTATTTTTTCGACAACTTGAACTATGACGCTAGGGAAAAAGTTTGGGTAACAAAA